CTGTAAGTCTATTCGAGTCATAGTGGTGACTCTACATCATTATTGTTTTCGAACAGTGATGTTGTATCTCAACCCAGTTTCTTATTTAGAATAGTGTAAACTATTCTAGGTATGTAGGGCGCCTCGACGAGGATCACGGGTTAAAGTGATCTTGCGTCTTGGTTACCCAAGGGCTTCAAAGCCCCGGTTAAACAACCTGCCTGCGGCTCCTGAAAGGGAAAACCGAAGTAGTAAAACTTAGCTTAGATGAAACTTTTTAAATTTTAAAGTGGAAGCACGAGGCTGCCTATGGCTGCGAAGCCAAATAGTGGTTTACTGGGGCTAACACCCCTTAGGAACACTAGGTACCGAATAAACCGTAAGAATTTAAAAAGGACAAAGATTTTATATCAATAATAACTATAAGATATAAGCCTAATACTAATAATAATTAATCCAGATTATTTAACGAAAAGCTGAACCCAAGCCCTTAGAAGGGACGGGATCCGAACGGAGTTAAATCGGCATCCTAGGAAGAAAATCCCTAGGCGCGGAATAATCAATTATTTATCAGACCTAAAACTAATATATCGAAATTTTATTACTTTGTTATATCATCTTTATTTTAATTCAATTCAAGTTACACAAACATTCAATTCAAAATATTTGTATTTTTTGAAACTGAGATTAAAATCACTTAAGTCACTTTTTACTTGGCATCGTGGTTTAAAATCCACGAAAATAATGGGAAAGAGTATCTTTATGATACAATCTCTCATTATTGGTAAATTTAGCAAATCGTTAATTAAGGCAAATTTTGTTTTGCTCTATAGAATTATTTCTTTATGTAAGAAAAATGGTTTTGGTTATGCTGCAAAATATTTGAAGGCTTGTCATGTGATAACAGTGAGATTTATCTCAGGTTATACCGCTGACTTGCATTCAAATACGTTTGATCCTCGAGTTTCTTTAACTCGTGGAGGCTTACCCAGAATTATTCCTTCTTACTTACGAAATGAGCTTTATAAGCAAAATACATGATCAATTAAGTGAATATTGACTATATTTAATTTATATAGAGTTATTCCTTACCCGGGGAAACTGAAATTGGAAACAATTACAGACCCTTCAGGTGAGGATATTTCTCTTAATTCGATTAAATTTACATCAGTATTTATTAAGACCCTTTTGCGGCTCCCCGAATTTGAATTTCGATTTCGTCCTTTTGCTATCAAATCAAAAGGTTCGTTGGTCGATTCAAATGGTAATTCCGTTTCTGGAATGCTCTTATCCTTAATAGCTCTTCGATTTAATCCGTCGCTGTGGGAATCTTTCAAATGATTCTTTACTTCTCCTTTACCAAAGGCCCAGTTTGAACGTCAAGTGTTTAGATATATTGAATTATTATCTAATATCTTGCCTACAAATCGGACCCGCGGTGAGGACCCTTCATTGTATAATTTGGTTCCAAAAGAAACAGATTTATATTATTTAGGGAGATTGGCTTATAAAGAGGAGCCTGGTAAGGTTAGAGTGTTTGCAATGGTTGACGTTTGGACGCAGTGGGTGTTGAATTCTCTTCATGAGTATATTTTTAATATTCTTAAACATATACCTAATGATGGGACTTTCAATCAAGATCAAGCAGTTCTCACTTTACAAACTCTGTTAAAAGATTGTAAATGTGCGTTCTCCTATGATTTATCTGCTGCGACTGACCGTCTTCCAATAAGTATCCAGATTAAGTTGCTTAATGCTATAGGAGATGGGCTTGGGACTAATTGAGCTAATCTCTTGGTTAATCGAGATTACTCAGTTAGGCCTCATCCCTCTTGTCCTAGGGCTCCAAAAACTGTAAGATATTCTACAGGGCAACCGATGGGAGCTTTAAGTTCTTGAGCTATGCTTGCTCTGACTCATCATTATGTAGTACAGCTGGCGTCTTTTAATGTTGGTAATAAAGGTTGATTTTCTCAATATGTATTATTGGGTGATGATATCGTTATTACTGATATTAAAGTTGCTAACGAGTATTATAGATTGATGATAGAGGAGTTTGCTGTCTCAATTAACCTAGCAAAATCGATTAAATCAACCAAAAGGATTGCTGAGTTTGCTAAACGAGTGGTTTCCCCTTCTGAGGATTTATCGGGATTGTCCTTGAAGGAATTTTCTTCCTTATATTTAGGATGATCACAAGTGATCTCCCTTATAAGAAAATTAAAACCTTCTGAGTACAATTTTAATAAGTTCATAGGAAGAGGATCCATTTCGGCTGGTAACTCACCAAAGCAATCGAGATTATTATCAAAACGATTTATTGATTGAACTCTCTATAATATAGCTATTGATCCTGTTACGTTATTTTCGGCACCCAAAATTATAGGGGGCTTGAATTATTATGTGACGGGAGCAGTAACTGTTTATAAAGAACAATTAATGAACCGATTGAAAGATTGAGGTTATTTTCAAAGGGTGATAGTGAAGCCTGTCTTTGCTTCATCAGAACCTTCGAAAATAATTGGGTATAACCATGTGCCGACTTGGTTTAAATCGAATCTAAGTGATGGTTTCTTCTCCACTAAATTATGAACTTTTATTAAGCTCAATAGTTTAGTGTTGCCGGACGAATTACGAAGATTTGGTTTACCAGGTATGCCGATGGATACTCTCAATCTTTCTTCTTTGGAATATTCTCAATTGAGGTTATTTTCTCTTTGGGTTGTCTCTCGAATAATTCCATATAAAGCTTGACCAGATGATGTGAGGCCTGGATTTGAAGAGCGTCTTGTTTATACTTATCCTCCTAGTAGTAAGTTTCCTTTTGGGAAATTTAAAACTGTTTGGATAAAGTGAACAGGCCTTTTCGATCCTCGCTTCTATAATCTTTTCTTATCTCGTTTAGATGGACTCCTTTGAAGTATCTTCAAGGGTTCACCTTTTTGAGACGAGCTTGTATGGGGGAGACGACCAGGTTTTATGAAGGATGTACCTGCAAGATTATCTATGTGATCCAATACCGAGGTTCGTTGAGCTGATAGTATAAGTAAAATTATGCTATGGCACGATAAACCCACGAATTGGTTTTCTCATAGTGATCCTAATAAGCACATCTTAAAGTCAATTGATCATGTCTTTAAAACTACTCCTTCTGAGAAGAAATGGTATTTAATGAATTCTGATCTGGATGTTTCGAAGTGGTTATATTCGTACCTTTTAATCCGTAAGGATATACAAAAGGCGGATATAAACAAATCGTTGACGTCTGGTCCGGATGAGGTATGGGATGAGATCCGAAGAAGAACTCATACTTCAAATTAAATCTATAACTTATCCAGTAAACTTATAAATTTTGAAAAATATTTCAATATTTTAGAGTAAAATCTTTCTTATTGTGTTTACAGCACAATGGGGCGGATTATATACTTTATTATGTTGAGAAAATATTTCAATTATCTTAAGTTTGGGTAAGTTTATAGTTAATATATAACGCTACCTATTTACTAATAGATGTTGAAATAATATTTCAGTATTTTAAAGTAGAATCTTTCTCGTTGTGCCTTACAGCACAATGGGACACAGATTCTATACTTTACCATGTTGAGAGAATATTTCAATTATCTTAAGTTATAGATAGTTTTATAGTTAATCCAGTGAATAGAAAAGTAGTTTTAATAATGAAATTATTAATGATTTATATCATCATCCTTATCTAAAAGGGTGCTGATGAAGTTAAATTTATTAAAGTGTATCAATTATCTCAACTAAGAGTTTCTATATCTGTGTAAAATCTGAAATTTAACGATTTCAGTGGGTTCACAGATGAATTTAAC